AATGCTTGTGGCACTACTCACCGAAAGGCTTGTGGCCCCAGATACATAATCACTACTAATGGTAAAAATTTGCTGTAAACCCGTTCTTATATTGAGTAGATTTACTTTATAACCAGATTTTAATGCAGCAATAGCATCACCACTATTAATAGCGGTAATTGTTAAACTTGTAACCGTGGCCCCAGCTGCAATGGCCGTGGTAAGTGTGGTTAGCTGCTCGCTTTCTGTTTGCGCGGCTCTATTAAAAGCCAACGCTAAGCTGTTATTTAATAGTGTGCCTTGGCCTTGTTGTAAGCTACCATTTGCATTCCCATCGCTTTGTGTATAATTCCTGAAAGTAACCGATTCATCAGCGTAGCTTAATTCTTGCCAAACGCCCTGCCAGTAGCCTGTTCCGTCAACGCTACCGCCTAAAAAGTAATAGGACTTACTGTCATAAGTAAGGGTTTTAGATGGCTCATAACTGGTGTCTAAAAGTACCCCACGAATTTTCCGCTTTGCTACTTTTGCAAATCGGTTTATACTTAAGGTAGTCAAGCCATCTATATCTAAACCAGCGGTAGTGTTACCTGGGGAAATAATAGATAAAGCTCTGTTTGTTGAACCCGTTATTTTCAATGCAGATAAATCAAAGTCAGCTATACCCGTTGAAAAATAAAGCTCACCATGATCATAAGTTCCTGCAGCATCATTATCTGTAATCGCTTGAGTAACCTTAGAATCAGCTGAACCATCACTGTTACCTGTTATCTGCACATTTGCATTAATAACGGTATTGCCCGATATAGCGCCACGAGTATTTGTATTTAAAAATGTGCCTACATAAATTTCAGATAGAGTTACCCCAAAGGTGGTATAATCTTCGGGTATATCATCAGTCTCAACAGTAAAGGGGAAAAATGCGGGGTTTATAAGCCACGTTCTATTGTGAGGATTACTATTAATCCATTCTTTATTACTGTTATCCCAATATTTAGTAGTCTGGCCACCAGCACCAGCCGATATAATAAAATCCACAAATAGCAAAGGGTTGTTAGTTTGCGCCTGCTTAGGGGCAATGGAACCGCTTAAAAGAATCTTATTCCCATCTTGATAATCATACAGGTAATTCTGAGCAAAGCCTGTGGTGTTATCGGTGCTTATCGCATCTATTATTCCATTCATGCCGTGCTTATAAGTCACCATACTGCTTGAAATAGCTGCTTCAAAATCAGTAGACAATCCATCTACAAAGTCATTATCTGTTACCGTAACAGCGCCCCCATGAACTAAAGAATCAAAGCCTGTACCGCCTGTGGTGTATTGTTTATAAACGGTATCGTGAAGCGTCCCTTCGGGCTGCTCTAACTTCCAACCCCTCCATTGATACCAGCGGCTTAAAAAGCGTTTGGCTATCTGATCGGCTACCGTTTTCTGACTGATAGTTTGATAATCGCCATCAGTTCCTGATCGGTTCACTTTATCATTAAGTGATAACCCGTCTAAAATATCGCCACTTTCTCCAAAAACGCCCCAGCTTATGTTATGGCTGAACTTTTGGGCGAATTTTAAAAGAGCATTTTTGATAGGTAAATATTCAGCAGGCAACTGAATAGTATCGGTAAACCCTTCATACAAATAGCCCAAGCGCTCCCATAAACCTATACCGCAAATAGCTCTCAACTGCGTAGAAATGAAACCATGCTCACTGGTGTAGGAAGTAATAGATGGGTCTATATAACCCGTCCATACAATTTCATCACTCTTACTTAATGTCACTAAGTATTTTCCGACACCTGAATTAGCTACATTATTTATTAGCGTGATATCAGGTAAATTGATAAAAATAGTTAATTCGGAAGCCATGAAAGAATCAAACAGTGTTGGCTGCTCAACATAATTTAGCTGAAAAACAGGCATATCTGCTTTGAATTCAGTTGAACCACCCGTATAATCTTTTTCAAGTAGCGCAATTCTCCAAGAGTTTTCACCATAATCAATGTGGCGAATGTAGCCTATTTCCCCATATGACATATTTTACGACCCCACAATTCTATTAAATCGTCTATTAGCAATCTCGTATGTAGTTCTTACGTTTTGGCCATCAATAAAAAGCTTAGCGCTAAATGATTGCTTATTTGCAGCGCTAGCAACCCCAGCACCGCCAGCCCTCATTTTACCTGGTCCACTAAATGCTTGTCTAGCTAAATCAAAGCCTGTCAATAAGGTACCAGCGCCAGGGAATAATATTGACCCGATTCCCTTAATAATAGCCATTTTTAGCATCTGCGCAGCTATTTCCTTTAGTGATGCTACCACAGTTTTACCCAATGTTTTAAATGCATCGCCAAAATTTTTAATATCCATGAGTCCGTCTACAAATGTTCGGGCGAAGGCATCGGCTATTTGATCAAACGTCTGCGCTAATGCCTGGGACTGCGCAATCTGCATATTTGTAAGTTCTTGCATTTTTACAGCGGCTATGGGCGCTAATTCAATAATACCACTTAACGTTTCAACAGGGCCAGAACCCACCGCTTGCACAGACCCGCGCCCAATGTTTTCCCCAAAGTTTTGGCGGCTACCACTACCACCAGAGGAATTTGAGCCCCCTTGCATGCCTGTAAAAAGATTGTCAAAAGCTTCACCCAAAGCAGATATGGTATCTGTTAGGGTTTCCGTAAAGCCTTTAAACTCGGTAAAGTCTTTCTTTATATTACCTAAACCACTACGCATATCAACAGCCATACCTCTTAAGCCTAAAGCCGTGACTGAATCAAATACCCCAACCAAGGAGGCAAGAGCGTCAATAGCGCTAGCCGTCATATCCAACACCGCTTCTTTTGCAACGTTAAAAGCGTAGACAAACCGATCAGCCAAAGCGCCTGCATTCTGGTACAGATAGTTTATACCAACGGCTAAGGCTACAATAGCCGCTATTTTTAGCGCTAAAGGCGTAGCTAAGGCTACAAAAGCTGTAGCTAGTAGACCTATCACGTAAATCATTGGACCAATAGCAGCAACAGCTATACCAATAGCTACACCTAAACGTATTTGTTTATCACTAAGGTTACTGGCTTTAACTGCAATCTCATCAAAAAAGGCTACTAATCTATTTAGTACAGGATTCAGCGATTCACCCACACGTTCTAAAATATCGCCAAAGCTGTTGCTTAGTGCCTGCAATCCACCGGCACCTGCTTTGCGCGCTGCTTCGGCTGAGCCCCCATACTGCTTTTCTAATTCATCTAATATAATGGCTTGCGCAGCAGCTAATTGATTAGTGTCTGCCAGATCTTTTATAACCGCCTTTTGCTGGGCGCTGAACTGAATACCTGATCTACTTAATGCAGATAAGTTAGCGACTGGATCATTTAATGCCTTACCAAGTTGAATAGATGCACTCTTTAAATCGCCATCTAATCGGGTGGCCAAGTCTAATGCTGCTTTTTGGGTTCGTGCAAAGGCATCGCCACTTATGTTGGTAAAGGTTAGGAGCTGTGAGGTTACATCTTTTAAAATATCCTCATCGCCAAAGATGGTAATACCCTGCAACCCACTGGCCATTTTTTGCAACTCTTTAGACGTAAAGCCAGCTGCGTTACCGGTAGTTTTTAATCCCTGCTCTACCTGGGCAATGGCTTTAGCCTGCTTATCAAACAACATAATAGATTTTGCAAAACCTGCAACGAGCGGCGTAGTAAAGCCTATGGAAAGAGTTTTACCTATTTTCTCAGCACTTTTCCCGAACTTTTTTAATTTTAGTAGCGACTTATTTAGAGATTTATTAAAGCCTGCGCTTTGCATCCCTATTTTTACTGCTACGTTACCCAGTATGCTTGTTCTTGCCATATACTCGCTCAAATCTTTTTAAATATTCTTCATGCGGTAATACAGCGCTTTTAGCTGCTACCTCTTTTTCCCAATCAAACTTAATGCTACTGGTGTCTGTCATAGCACTTGCAATAAATCGGGCTTGCGCCCATTCCATTTGCATTTTATGTTTCTCACCAAGATGATGGCCAGACATGGCTATGAAAGCAGTTCGAACAGGCATAGTGCAGTAATCAACGTAACTGACACCCATTAAACCTAGCATAGTTTGCTGAACCATCTGAATAGTTAGCTTACTCTCATAGCCTTCTACTTTCCCTGATCTTTTTCCTCATCCGAAACGCTACTGAGTTCTTCAGATAATTTGATGAGGTTGATTTCCCCTTTAATACCCGCTTTTAGCAAGTCTTTAACGGTTAAATCACATTCGTTACCCTCCAAAATAGCGCCCACTATAAAGCCCTGCAAAATCAGCTCTGGCAAGTCTTTAGTGGTCATGTTTTTAAAAATCTTAGCTAAATCAGCTAAGGGCACATCTCTATTAAATAAATAATATTCAACCGTGGCCATAGACATAACAAAGGGGCGCTTTTTACCTTCAATTAGAATCTGCCTTATCATGCGCCTGTATTATCTCGAGTTATGGCACCAGCACTTTCAAGCGTAGCCGTAAAGGTAGCGTCTTCATTATCTGTTGAATTCAACTCAAGTGAAGTAATAATAAAGGTCCCAACATATCTGGAGTTTGTAGCAGATTCAGTAGTACCATTCGCTACTCCATAACTTGCTGTGACCTGAGCTGAATCGGCAAAAGCTGCGGTGATTAACGCCGCTTGCGCTGTGTCGGAAGGATCATAAAGCCCATTCGTGCTTATAGTTCCTGTTTTTCTGCCAGCTCTGCGAGAAGCAAATTTACTTGCGTTAGACTTCGTGTTTTGATCTATGATTTCTGTGTTTAGCACAATAGAGCAAGTCTGCGCAAAGCCCACTTGATCATCGCCTACAGAAACAAAGAGATCTGTTCCCTGTAATACTGCCATTTTTTATCCTTCGTTTAAGGTTAGATTAATTGTAATGTCTGTTCCAAATCCTATTTCTTCTTCAAAAATATCGCCAGTAAAAGCGGTGGTGCAGTAGCGAACGGCGTTACCGTTTACTGTTGTGCCACCAAGCACTTCAAGTAGCGCAATTACCGAAGCGGTAAAATCTTCGCACGCCGTGTAGGTGTCTGCAAAAATTGTAAGATTTACGTTGTAATTTCTGGCAATAATAGCCGTTTTAGTTCTAGTGGGAGGCAAGGATTGGGCAGAGTAAACCAGCATCGGCCTGACGTTTGCATCAAACTTGGGGCTAACTCTAGTTAAGCCAGCCACATTGCCGTTTAAAGCCCCATAAATAACCTTGCCCGCTGATGTCATCGTTTTAGTGCTTTTGAAGCGTATTGATTAAACTTTTCGCCGATAACTTGCATTTGAACATCTCTAACTTTGGTTTTAGTAGCGTTCCAAGCTCTTTGTAACGTCTTTGCGCCTTGCACTTTAACGCCTGATCGGTGGGTAAACCCTTCTTCATAAAGGTGGCCATGATAGCCCTTAAATTTACCACCACGTCTTGGCCCCACAATAACAGAGTTTGTTGTTCTTGAGGATTTAGTTCCTATAGATCGCTTAAGCTCACCTGTTTTTCTGGGTATAGAGGCCTTTGCAGCGCTAATGTAAACTCTAGCAGCTCTGCGCCCGGCAGCTTGAATTAACTGGCGCTGCTGCGGAAAGCCCGATAAGGCTTTCATAGATTGCTCTACTTCTTTTATTCCATTTATAGTAATATCAGACAAGGTTATTCCCCTATTTCTTTAGCTTCCTTAATCACATCCTCAGCGGTGCTGTACTGACCTTTAAAAACCAAAACCACCGCATATACAATGGTTAAAATCTGTATGTAGCTCTCGGGAATTTCTGGAAAGCTAAAAGAAGCAGCTGTACCACCAAGCAGTACACCTCCAACGTTTCTAATTGTTTTTCCCAGCTTTGGGGTTTTGCTTAAAAGCTTTTTAATGAATTTCATTAGTATCACCTTAGTTTTTCTTTTTTAAGTCATAATCTTGGTAGAGTCTTTGAATCCCTTCATCATACTTGTCAAATTTGTTCTCAAATCGCTCTAGCTTACTGTTTATGTCTTTGAGTGTCTGAATAATTACAGCGTTCATTTCTATTTGAAAGTCCTCAATCTGGTCTACATTTTTTTCCAATTCTTTTATAGACTTGGAATTGGTTTCAACTGAACTTTCAACACCAGCTAAGCGGGTGGTAATTACGCCATAATCAATCGCAATGATAATTACCGCTATAAAAATAGCGTAGGAATGGTTTTTTATCCATTCTATTAGGCTACCTTCATTTTTTACGTTTAAATCTCCCATAATCCAGCCTTCATCATTGCAGCCATTTTTTTGGCTCTCATTGGAGTTTGATTAGCCCACTTTGAATTAAGCATCTCAATAGACGCTTTAGCGTAGTCTTTTTGCTTAATCGCCTCAAGCATCATTCTGAATTTAAGCAAGCCGCTGCTGCCCATCTGAAAAGCCATCTGTACAATCACGCTCTGGCGTACCTCGTCTAATTCATCAAAAAACTCAAATCTGGCTAAATCTGCATATAATTCAGTTACTTGGTGCTCAAGAAGGGAAGCAGCGGCACGTTCACTCATACCAGCGTCTACGTTAAAGCCGTAGCCTATTGTCTGAGCGCCTGTAGTGCATCGGTATAGCTTACCGCTAAAGCCCTCAAATGTTTTTAACATGTCTACACTTCTATCAATGTACATTCCAACTCCATTAATTCTTTTCTTCTTGGGTCTGTTATTGCTTCTATGTCGTATGTATTGCCATCAAAAAGCACTCTATACTTGGTAGTTAGGGTCGCTT